GGTCTACAATCCCTCTTTTGACAAGATACTTAAACATTCGATCTTGAGCATCATATACCTTGTCGCTCATCTGGTCCTTTGGGAACACAACACACTTCTTATTTTCTGTGGATAAAACTATGTCAATATCCTCATGGTCAAAAATCATAATGTTACCATTCAGAGTCCTTCTGGCCTTTAAGCTAACCTTGGGGTGTTTTTCTATGTCAACCGATATTGTCATGATTCTGTATCTCTTCTACTAGGTCTTGTGTTTTTAATACCAGCTCAATTAAGTCAGTGTCTATTTCTTTTTGCTTATAAGATTCCAGTATTGAGTATACCTTGTCTATCTTTTCTTTTAAAGAGCTATCTTGACTAATTTCTGGTGCAGTCTTACAACTTTTAAGCTTTTCTTTTAGGCTGCCAATTTCTTCGTTCAGGTAGTATTTCATCTCAACGCCGTTGTCAGAGAATGAGGAAATATACTTTGTCAATAATTCTTTTTGATTCTCATTTAACTTATTGGAATACTCTTGATTGAACTTATTAACAAACGTACTGTAAATGATATTATCCATTGGTTGTTGCTCTTCCGTGATTGGACCTAGGGATGAGGACATTTGTTGCACAATATTCTCTTCCAATAAAACTCTATCTTTAATCGGCAATGCGTCCTGGAAGATAGAGTAGACTGTTGCGATATTCTTATAATTTGGGACAAAGTTGTTAAATATGTTCTTTGAAAGAGTCTTGTTGATTTTGTTTATCAGGGCAGACTGTTCTTTGAATATTGTGCCTTTGTTTAGTCCTGAATACCTTTGCTTTGCTTCTACTACAATTTTTTCTGCTAATCTTTTCTCAATATCTTTAGTTTCGTATATACTCTTGTATACTCCAAGCTCCTTACTGAGTTCTGTCTCTGCTCCAAAATGTTCTTTCATAATAGAAACAATCTTATTTTGTTTATATTTGTTGTTTTTAACAACTGACTTGGTAAGTTCTCTAATGAGGGCCTCATATACAAAGGCTGTGTTTCGCTTCTTGTTATGCTTCAGTCTCATTCTTTTCCTTCCTCTTTTCTAAGTCCATATTTTCAAACAAAACTTTTAACTCTTTTTGGCTTTTCAATAGCTTCTCTTCTTCCTCCCTAGAGTAAGTAGTTAGTTTACTCTCGTAAACACCTGTGCCTTTTACTAGTTGAGAAAGCTCGGAAGCTCCTGGTAAGGTCTTTCGATATGTGCCAAACTCAGGACTTGCTGCCCGGGTCATGTTTTTCTTTCTTGGTCCGTTAGATTTTCGCCTATCTCCGCCGGCAGTATTCATTCTTGGTTCGTACCATCCATGCGATTTAGCAGTTGTGGTTTTAGTTTTACCACCCTCTCTCTTTGTGCGCTTTCCCACGTCATCGTCTCTCTTTGCTGGTGGTGCTGCTAGTAGGTCACCCTCTTCTGGGCCAGCTGGTGCGTCTCCGGTTGGTGGTTCAACTGCTGGGGTGTCACCTCCGCCCAATGCATCTTCAGGTCCAACTGGTGCACCTAGTTCAGGCTCTGCCCCAGCAACCCCGGCTCCGCCGGGTTCTCCTATATCGCCCCCGAGTTCACCACCAGGTGCTGTGGCTGCGGCCTGTTCGGCTTCCGCTGCTGTTTCAAGGGCAGCTTCGAAGCGGCGGTCATAGAACATCTCTCTACGGCAACGAACAAATTCATCGTCAGACATGCCAAACAACTTCTTAGCTAGCCACTGTTTTGAAAAGAAGCCCTCTGTTGCTGATGAAGCTATGTCGAACTTAGTCTTCCAGTGTTCTAGTTCCTGCATCTCGGCAATCTTTGAAGGATTGTTTAGTTCCACCTTAAAGCTAACGAGGTCCTCGTCTCTATATCCAAGTGTGTAAAGGTGGATGATGCCAACCTTTTCAAGCTCTGTTAAAATAGAACGCTGAAGCCTCTGTACTGTTCTCGCGAATCTGATATCTTTTTGCGCTAGAGTTGTTTTATCCTCTTGGGCTTTTTCTGCGTCGGAAGAAAGGTAGCTCGCTGGTATTTTTAATGCTGAAAATAGTTTATCTCTGAGATATTTAACATCATCAATATCGCCAGTATACTTACCCCCTGCGATGGACTCAATCTTTGTACCGCTTGTTCCGCCTCGGACAGGAATAAAATAATCTTCTTCAACTGAAAGTGGATTGTATCGAAGGTCTACTCTGCCAGTATCGGCATCGACCACTTGATTTCTCTTCATCTGCGTCATGGCCTTTTGCATGTATTGTTCCACGTCTTGGGGTGGGATATTACCAACGTCAATATAAAAGGCTCTCCTTTCTGGTGAGCGGACAATGCGGTATGCCATCATCGCATCTTCTAGGAGAGTAAGCTGCCGCCAGATGCGTCGGGCCGGCTCTAAAACCGACGTACCGTAGGGAGAATATTTATCGTTGCCCAAAATTCTAAAATGGGCGACTTGCCAGTTCTCAAACGTAAGCCCTGCCGTATTCCATTGGTATTGTATGTAGCTAGGGTTGCTCTTATCTTCACCCTCTAGTCTTTCTACTTCTGATGTTGGTAAGCCGATGACACTTGTAACACCCATTGACTCATCAAGATCAAGGTATAAAAAGAAGTCACCATACTTACACATCGCTCTGCACCAAGAAAAAAGATTGTATTCTATGTTTAGGATATCATAATACAACGTTTGTAATATAAGCTTTATTTCTTCGTTGTCACAGTTAATATTCAACACGCTATTTAGGGTGCTATGAGTTGTCATTTCGTCAGCATATATATCCATTGCTGAGGCTATTTCTGGCGTATACTCCATTTGGTCAAAGTCGACGTATCGCTCGGTTCTTGCCTGGCTTGCCATGGCTTGAGCTTGCAAGTTGTCGTATGGATTGTATGCAGTCTTTTTAAAGTCGCGGCCGCTGGCTGACGTAAACTTAGATGAGTACTGGTCTAGTTGTATTCTTCTAAGCCTGTGATTAGTTTGTGTTCTGTAGTTTGTTAATGGGCCAGATAAAAGCCTAGTTAATCTTCTAAACAATAAACTTTGAGGGTTCCTAGGGTTGTTTTTATTTGTTTTTTTGTTTGCCATTTTCTATCCCTTGAAAAGCCATGGAAATTCTTCAAAAGTTTTTGAGTGCTTTTTGGCTTCTTGTTTTAATTTCATGTTGGTCACACCAATCATCCCTTTTATTCTAGTATCCATTTGGTGGCTACTCTTAGTAATCGCGCCGACGAATGCTTTACTGTACTCTACGTCCTTCTGGTTTGTTGCGAGTGCTGTATCCCTAATCCAGCAGGCAATTGCTGTTGCCATGATAAGGTCATCGTTATATGATCTCATTGCTTCGGCACGGCCATTGTTCCACACAAAAGTTTTCATCTCGCTTAAAAGGCGAGTAGAGTATATCTTAATTAGGTTATTTCTTATGAATTCTTCCATCTTTGCCACAATCAGTGGTCGCGTCTTAGAAGTCATAGAAAAACCTGCCACAGCATTGTTCATATTCTCCGCTATGTGTTCCTCTACATACTCATGTGTTGATTTGATAGAGTAATAAAGATTTGGGTACTGCATCTCTTTTAATTTATCAAGGACTGCAAACCCGACAGTATTGTTCTCGACAACCAACAAACACTTTCCATATTCTACACCAATATCGTATAAAACTTTAGAGAAAAGATCAGGAGTAATTTTCCCTTTGTATTCTGCAGCCAACTCCATAGTCTCGGTGTCAAATACGACAGCAGTTGAAAAGTCTTTTCCGTCGCCTCTTGCGACATCAGCTGATATGAAATAGTTCTTGCCATCCTGGTGGTTTTCCCATATCCATAAATTTCTATCAAAACCGGTTCTATACTTAGGTTCTCGCGTCGTGTTAAGGTACTTTTCTAAATCCTCTGATGCAAAGACTGTTTCGCCTGACATATTAAAGTTGCACTCAAGCTCTTGTGCAATTTCTCTACGCGACATGTTTTTTGTTTCTTTCTCGAACCAGGCCTGGTCTCTGTCGGGGTGAACTTGCCAAGGAAGCATTGTTGGGTGAAAATCATTTTCTTGACTTTCCGCTTCGGTGTATATCTTGTGAAACCAGTTCCCAACACCATTTGGAGTTGACAGGGCGATACAGCGACCACCAGTAGACAACGTAGGGTAAAGACCCATCCACAAGTCCTCTAGGCCTTCGACATGAGCAGCCTCGTCAATCACCAGCAAAGACAAAGCTTCTGAGCGGCCTGCGTCGCCTGATGTTGATGAGGCCTTGATTTGTGAACCATTGGAAAGCACAAAGCTTGTCCTGTTGTCAATATCAACGTTTGATATCCTTAGCCAATCTGGTAGATTCTTTATTATTGCTTTTACTTTTTTCACCAAGTTTGCAGCTGTGCTAAACTTTGTCGCGATAACAAGAACATTTTTTTCTCGATGGAACATCATCAGCCAAGCGACATAAGCTGCAGAGATAGTTGAGATACCAAGCTGCCTAGCTTTCAATATCACATTAAAGCGATAATCTTGAAAATCGTTTAGCAACTCTTTTTGAAAGTCGTATAAGTGAAAAGGTATCAAGCCTTTTTGTGGGTGAGTAATCTTTGCGTAAGTGTTGATAAAATAATCAGGTGTTTTGCCACACTTGACTATTTCTTTCATTATTTCTTTTTTGTTTAAGCGAACTGTCATTTAGCCCTCTTATTTGAGGCCGCCTAGTTTCATCATTTTTTCAAAAGCCGGGTCAGCGGGTCGATCAGCACTGTCTCCATCATTGGTTTCAGCGTCGGTACCGCCAATCTTGTAGCACTTGTGAACTTTGACACTGCATCTAATTCGTGAAATATATTCGACAAGAACATCAACCTCGCTTGGGTCTGAAAGCGAAAGTGAACCTTTTGCAACCTTATTGTACTCTTTTTGTATAAAAGATTTAACCTTTTCAACCATTGATTCCATTTCACCCTCAAAGCCATTTGAGTGCACTTCTTTAAGTGGAATCTCCGCATGGTATTTAATGTGAAGTCTATCGGCTGAGATGTGTGCTCCGAAGCCGTCTATAACCCTGTGGTCAATAAGTGGGTTGCCCTCTTCTCTGCGAAGGCCAATCTTCACTGGTTCTCCGCTTTCGTCTAGAGCGCCGTCATATGAATTTGCAAGAACTTGCGATATAGCGTTAACAATTTCTAAAGTAGTAGCCATGTATTAAAATCCTCTATATAAATAGTTTACAATATAAATAGTTATCTTTCAGGCCTCCAGCCTGTTTTCCATCTTTCTTCTCGGCCGTCAACATATTGTATGTAACAATCCCAGCAACACTGAAACTTATTCATATATAAATCATCTCTCGAAGTCATCGAGTATACGCCACACACTGGGCACGTTCTCTCTGTTTTGCTTTTGAGCTTTTTGTCGACTATTTCAAAACCTTCTACTTCTTCTGTTTTCTTTTTGCGCGTAGACCCCTTGTAAAAAGTTTTGAGTTCTTCCAGATACTTAGCCTCTTTTTCTTCGTCCCAGCTTTTCTTAGGGTTTTGAATCGCTTCATTTCCGTATTTTTCCTTTATTGCCTTTTCATATTTTGCAATTTTGTTTAAGTCTTTTTCCATGGTCACTTCACAATAAACACAACGGCAAGAGTACCCAAGACACCAGTTGCGATTCCGCCTGTGGCCCACCAAATTGAATAGTCTCCCGGCCTCTTCAATGCAGCTGTTTCCAATTTCTTAATTTCTTCGTTCTTAATCGAGAGAATGTTGTCAGTCTCTTCCTTTAGGGTGTCTAACCGAAGTTCTAGGTTTTTCAATTTTAAAGAATACTTTGCCCGCTCTTGCTCTACTGCTTTCCCGATTGCCAACTGACAGCGCGATTCGGCAGAATCAAACGATGCCTTCATTTGAGCAAATGCCAAGTCGTCAAAGCACCAAGCATCAAATGGTGAAGGAGCAGACTTTAAAAGTCTAGTGTACCTGCCTCTCTCTTCCTGTGCCTGAGTAACTACAGGGATAAAACTAATCAACAAAAACAAAGCCAAAGCTTTTCTCAATCTCAGCTTTGATAACATCCGGTTCTCCTTTTGACTTTTTAACAATCTCTTTAATCTTTCTTTTTTCTTTTGCTTCCAGTTTCTTTTCTTGCTCTTCGTACTTCTTTTCGATAGCAGAAACTGTTTCATGATATTGCTTTATAAGCCGGTCTCTCTCCATAATCTCATTATTATGACGAGTTTTTAACTCATTTATTTGCTTTTCATACGATTCTTTCTTGGCGTTCATAACCTCCACCAAAGCATCAGTGCTCCTCTTTGAGAGAATATACACTATAACACTCCAGGCGGCGAGTACTGGTACTTGCCAATATGTCTTAAGCCAGAGCCAAGTTGACATGAGGGCTCTCTTGACAACTAGCCAACTCATGAATTGTTTGGCCCATGTTTCCACTTGACGGCTAAATCAACCAGTGCCTGGGAACCAATGTATGCCAGAGTAACTGCTACCCAGTCGCTGCTGGTCACTGTTCCATATATGCACAAACCGGTGGCGGTAATCCACGCCAAAAACTTTCTTGATATAAATCTTTCTGTGTACTTATCGGCAATTGCCTTTATCTTCTCTACCATGCTCATAGACCCTCCTAAATATTTACGTGAGCAAACCCATCTTTTCTTTCGATATTGATTTGCATATCAACACAATCCTTTAGACTATCTAGATGCGAGATAAGAATAACCGTCTTAAAGTAACCCTTTATCATATCTAGAATCCTAACAAAGCCTTCCATGTTCTCTTCATCGAGTGCTGTACCAGGCTCATCTAATATAAATAGGTCGGACTTAGGCAAACTTGAAACTGTAAGAAAGGCTAATCTAATTGCCATTGCAGCAATAGTCTTTTCTGCTCCGGAGCCCATCTCTAATGGTCTAGCATCGTGCTTAGGGTGTTTGATAAGAATATCAAGCTTATCATCTGCGTTAGTGATGAAGACCTCGAATTCAACAATGTTTGTAAGTATCTTAGCAATCTCTTGATTGATGAATGGTAAGCGCTCCTTAATAATCTCATATGAGACACCGTTAGGATGACAACAGGTCATAAGCAAGTGGTATGCTGCAAAGTCATCCTTGAGTGTCTCGTACTCTTCAAACCCTTCCTCTAGGTGTCTTAGCTTCTGTTCTAATGAGCCATGCCTCTTATGCAAAGACATAATCTTGTTTTCGCAATCTTGTAGTTTTGATTCACACTTTCGAATAAGTACCTTCTTTACATCTCGTAGTGCGATGAGGTCTTTGAGATTTTCGATTGCATCTTTATTTTGCTCGTACTCAAAACTTTTGCTTTCAAGTTCTTGCAATTCAACCTGCTCTTTAAACAGTGAGCTTTCTGCTTTTTCAATGAATAGTTTGTTGTTGGCAATGCTTGTAGCCAAAACGTTTCTCTTCTCCAAGAGGAGATTGTATTTGCTTATGTGACTCTCAATGGTGTCTGGGTCATTTTCTCTTAGGTCTCTGCCTGCCTTATTTACATCTTTTGAGAAGGTAGATATCTTAGATTCGCAAATTTGAATAAGGCCGCTAGCTTGGTGTGCATCTTTGATAAATCTGCAAGATGGAAACTGAGAACCACAAGGCACCTCTCGAAGTAGATCTTGCTTCTTTATATTTCTATCTCTCTCTTCGTTCTGAAGTTTGATACTATGAATAAGTTCTTCTATCTTTTTCTTGTTTTGGGTGATAAGCTCTTTCTTTTGCATGTAAGAAGCGATGTCAAACTTCTCTACAAAGCTTGCAATCTTTTCGTACTTGTCCTCGCTAAGCCTAAGCTCTTCTATGGATTTTGTTTTCTTAGAGGTAATATCAAGAATTGTTTTTTCTTTTGTTCTAATAGCTCTCGAAGTCATCACAGGGTCAATAATCTCCGCTGGAACCGACTCAATCTTTGCTTCTATTGCTATCATTTCCTTGTTCGCATCCGATATAGTGTCTCTGATATCTGAACAGGATGCCTTATTTGACTCAATGCCCAACTCGCTTTTTGTAATATCTCTTTTTACTTCGGCTATTTGTGTCTCAAAGTCAGTACCCTCTAGTCTTCTTAGAGCTGCTTTGGTCATAGCAGAGTCTTCTTTTGCCATCTTAAACTTCTTATCAAAGATTTGCAGGTCTAGAAACTTGGCCAAGAATTCCTTACGCTTAGTCGAACCTTCATTGATAAATGATAACGAATCAAGCTGACTGGCCATAGAGGTCATGAGGAAGTCGTTAAGTGTTCCAAAATACTTTCTTACATTCTTGTCAGTGTCCTGCCTAGAAGTTCCATTAAGCCCCTCTACGTTCCCTGTAAGGTCTTTTCTATAGAACTCAAGGTCAGTGCTTGCCTCTAGGGTCTCAACACCCTTCAAGCGCTTCGTATACTTCTCAGAGACTCTCTCTACAACATATTCGTTATCGTCAATCTTTATTGTTGCAGCTGCTCTACAATTGTCGCGATTCTGATTGATAATGTTTAGGTTCTTTCTGATGGACTTGCTGGTGGAATTGTATAGAGAATACAGCAAGGTGTCTACGATGGAAGACTTGCCTGAATAATTCTTTCCGAAAATGCCTACAATGCCTTCTAGTTTTGTAAAGTCAATGTTGTTTCCTTCTCCGTAGTTAAAAAGGTTGTCAAATTCTAAGCTCTGTAGAGACCAATGCACATTCCTCAGTACATCTTCGTCTTCCTCAATTTGGACATTGTACTTCTTATTTAACTCATAAACCTTAGTCATAACTTCATCAGTAACATCATACTCTTTTAGATACTCCTGCATAAGGGTCTCTTGGGTCTTCAGATCACGCAGGTCTTGTTTTTTTAAACCCTTTGGTGCTTGGACTGTTATCTGCTTACCAGCTGCTCGATTAAGATAAGTAACAGACTCTGGTTTGTATTTATATTTTACAGTGTCTACTGCTTTTCTTACCTTGTCGAGAGTTACATTCTCATCGGAAACAATGCGAAGCCTTGCACCCTCTGGTGGTTTCTTCCTTGGTAGGTTTCCTGCCTTTGTCAATTCTAGTGTGACAAATGGTTTTGGATTGTTAAAAGTGATAAGCTTATTAACAAACTCATCCTTGCTTTCAATATCCCACAATAGGTAGCCTTTATCCAAAGACTCGCCAAAGTTCTGCTGGACTGTGGAGCCGGCATACCAAATGCGACCTTCTTTATCTAATTTTTGTGTTTTGTGAATATCACCAAGAAAAGCAAAATCAAAGTTATCGAAAATCCCAATGTCATGGTCACCTCCTAATGTCCAGTTGCTGTCTGTCTTAGACTTGTCAATCGCACCATGATATAGTGCTATGTTAATCGCATCAGTGTCAGTTGGTTTGACCCAATTATCTTCATCAAAAACAGAAAGAACATTTAAACAAAACTTATCTGTAAGTTTTACTTCTCCTGCGTTCTTTATAAGAGTAAGTCTTGGAGAGTTTATCGCCCTAGCAATAGGCGATAGGGCATCCTGTCTGCTGCCATTTCTTAAGTTGCCGT